CCTACGTCTAAAAGAATATTTCCGCTAATTGACATGCGTATATCATTAGATTCGCTAAATGGGTATACACAATGAGTAAGTTTTGAAGGAAAAAATAAAAGTTCACCTTCATTTTCTTTACTTAAATTTATTGTTTTTATGCATTGGTTACCAATAATATTGGTATAAGTAAATTGAAAATTTCCTGCATATTTACTTTGCTTTATATCAGGCATTTTAATCCAAATGGTATAGCTATAAATTCCTTCATGTGTATGATTAGGAATAAATTGTCCTTGTTTTTGATGATTAATCCATTGATTATCTATTTTATAAGGTACATTGTTAGTTAATACTCCGATTCTACCTAATCCTGGAAAATCTTCTTCATATTTCATAACAATGTCTGCAATATATTTGTTTAATAATTGAGCAGTATCTTTTAATCTATAATGAATAGCCACTCCATCACCGGTTAGACCTGATTGAACATGTTCTCTGTCAGAACAGTTAATACATTCTTCTAACAACATTTGATATAGATCTTGCGGAATTTTTTCTCGATAAAATCCAAAATTTTCTAAATAGTTTTTCTGCATTTAAGTAATTAACTCGATTAATTTAAAAACTGTTTCTAATTTTGTTTGATTTGTTTTGTTTGTTAGTGTATTTCGTAACCCATGATGTAGTGGTTTCGGCCACTTAGTGAATGACACCCAAGAATAACCATCATGTTCGTCGTTTAACACAGGCAAAAATTCTTTATCCACAACACAAAGATATGTGTGAAATTGAAACTTACTATCATTAGAAATAAAAGTTTCTAAAGGTATAGTTTTTCTAATTTCAACTGAGCCAATTTCTTCTGTAATTTCTCTTTTTAAACTTTCCCAAGGCGTTTCTGCGCCTTCATTTGTGCCACCTACTAATCCCCAAAGGTTGTTTTGTTTACCTTTAGTTCTATGTAAAAACAAAAATCGGTTAGTATCAAGAGTGTAGAACAGAGCTCCACTACAAACAATCTTTTCCATACTAATAATTATGCTAGAATTTTAATCGCCAAGTGCCATTTGGATATTCACCTTCAAACGAAAGTATCCATTCTCCGCTGTCCCATTTATATTGTACACCTGTGTTAAGGTTAGTTGTATATGCTGTTCCGGAGTATTCGCTTGCATCAAATACAATAGTCCATTCAGTGCCCGACCATTCAACAATATCATTAGCACTAGCAATAAAATCAGTACCATCTGCGTTTTTCCAAGCATCGGCTCCGTCTTCATTAATTAAGTCTCCAATACTTTCATCTAATAAAAGTATACGAATGCCTTGTTGCTTTAAATTTACAGGACTTGTTTTAGTTGGATCAATAATATAGTGTATTTTATTAGCATCACCTAGTGAACTTGTAAACACAGTATCACTTGGTAGTGTATCAGCGTCCCAGTTTATAATAAGTTCAGAGTCATCTGTAGAATTAATTGCTACTGTACCACTTATTTCGGATGCTAGATCTTTTCTTTGCAATCTTAACTCAGTAATTCCACTCTCAAATGTTTCTGGAAATGCTTTTATATAAGCATCCCAAGATACACTGCCTACTACACCTTTTCTGATAATTTTCGCAGTTGTACCCATTACTAGTAGCTCATAATCCTTAAAAGTATTTGTAATTACAATATCGGCATTTTCTTTAAACACACCACTATTATTATATTTTCTGTCAATTTCTCCGGTCGGAGTAATCGATACAGTTGTTTTAATGTCTGCGCTAGGAACACTATTATCAGCTCCTGCTTGCAGTTGCGGTCTACTTTCAGTAAGTTCAATAGTTCCTCTGCTTTCATCGTATATACTTTGTACAATAGAAGTAACAACACCCAAGCGTTTAACTTTACTAGGAGGACTAATATATATTGGTGTAGTGAATCCTAACTGTGCAACATCGATTTCGCTCTCTGTGCCCATTGGTATAGTTCTAGAACTAAATCCAATACTAGCTAAATTTACTACACTCAAACTAGTCCAGTCAACATAGTTATCTGTAGTTTGGATTTCTAAACTAGGATTAAACAACATTAATACTTGTTCCATTAACTGTAATTTCTGATCGGTATTAGTTGTCCATAAATCTACATTTACGCTAAGAGTATACGGTGTAGGCATCAATCTTTCTACTGTGTAATTTTTTCCTTCAGTGTTTAGATATTCTTTACCATCACTATCATACGCTCTTTCACGAATGTTAAGTTTATTAACATAACTACTATCTGCTAGCCTAGTAGTATCCATTTCAAGACCAGTAATATATACTGCCATGCGAGGCGCACTAGGTATTTTATTTTCTGAGTTGTCTCTCAGTATATGACCAACTTGACGAGTTATATCACCGTACATTACAGGAACTTCGACAATTTTTCCGTCGCCGTCTTTATAAGAAAAATTACTCATTAATCTTACAATTTGTGTAATATATCTGCGTATTTGCCCGTCATAGAAGTGTTGCATATTATCTACTCCATTTAATGGATATAAATTTAAAAATAGGAATAAAAATTAAACCAATGATACAGCCAAAGGCTGTTCCAAATGCTAAGTCCCAGCTTGCAGTAGTTGCTCCGCCCATAAAATCACTGACGGCATTACCAATGCCAGCTCCTATTACTGTTCCTATACCTTTTTGAAATGCTCGGGGTAAGTATTTTTCTATACTTAATCCTGTCATTGCGCCGAGGATCATTATGGCATTGTCTACTATGCCAAATATTATAAAATCTATCATTAATTGTCTGCCTTAGGTCTGAGTGCTTGTGAAAGACTTTGTCTTTCCTGCACAGTTTCTCCACCAATTTCGTCTGTATTTGTATTATTAACAAATGTACCTTTTTGATGGGTTCTTGTATTTGTGTTAGTCATTGTCATGCGCACACTATCTTCTTGTTTAACCCAGCGTGTGCCGTCATTTCTAAATAGTCTATTTGGCATAAAGTCTGTCCTTAAAAAGAAGTCGCCTTCAACACTGCCTGATGGAAATGTTATTCCGTGTCCAAATGCTTCGCCGTTGCCTGGAATACCATCACCTAATAGATAACCTTGATATCCTTCTCGTGTAGGAGTTTGCATTACTCTATCAGCAAGTTCATTTTGAGTACTTGCATCTAATGAATTAGTGTCGACAGTAACAAGATCAACCTCACCATTTTCATCTGTTGCTAGTGTAAAGAAATGACTAGTATCATATCCTGATTTTGCAGCATCTACTTCGGCTTGTGCAACAACAGCATTGTTAATTTGCATTTCTTTTTCATATGTAGAAAGCAAATCTCGTAAAGTATTACCTCCCGGATTGTCCTCTTCAGCTGGTAAATCAAGTATTTCTTTAAACTCTTGTGAATCAACAATTTGTTTTAGTTTTACTCTGTATAAATGCGGATACCATGTAGGTGAAAATCCTTCAGCGGCTCTGTTAACATCTTCGACTACAAAAAATCTCTTTAATGCAACACTGTAATCATTTAATGCATATTCATCTTTGAGGTGTGGTAATTCAATTACATCACCTGCTATAATTTTTCTACCAAGAGTCTTTACAGAGCTTGTAATGTGTATTGTCATAAACAGTGTATCATTGGTTAAAAATAAACCAAATTGACTCATATTAAAGTCAATGTCTTGTACATTGTAAATTCCACGCATATTATAAATGTCTGGATCGTATTTTCGATCTCTGTTTTCCATAAACAACATATCTTGTATGTTAGTTTCTTTCACAGCATCATATTGAGGTTGATCAGCAGTCGCTGAATCACTATCAGGATTTTTAGGTCCTAAATATTTGTGTACAAAGACGTCTGTGCCACCTACTGTGAACATTTCATAGATGCGTTTGTCTATGAATTCATAATCTTTGCCTTTTTCTGGTTTATATAAACTAAGTCTTGGCATATACATATTTAGCGTAAGATAAATACTTGTGGAGAACTTTTCGTATGGCCACATTAAAAACTAAGAAACAAGAAGTATTTGACTATGTGTATCACATGCTTGGCGGTGGAATGGTTGATGTAGAACTTGATCCTACACACTATGAAACAGCATTAACTAAAGCACTAACAAGATTTAGACAAAGATCTGACAATTCGGTCGAGGAAAGTTATTTCTTTATGCCAACAGTTGTTGATCAAAACACTTATACATTGCCAAGTGAGATTGTTGAAGTAAGGAAAATTTTCCGTAGATCAATAGGATCGCGGTCCGGTGGAGGCGATGGTGGTACATTGTTTGAACCATTTAATTTAGCATACACAAATACATATTTGTTAGCAAGTTCTAATATGGGCGGACTTGCAACTTATGATTTCTTTAGCCAATACCAAGAATTAGTAGGAAGAATGTTTGGATCGTTTATTGAGTTTAAATGGAATACAACTACAAAACAATTAACTATCTTACAGCGTTCTCGTACAGAAGAAACACTTATGCTTTTATGCTATAACTATAGACCAGACGAACAGTTACTTGATGATTATCTTGCAAAACAATGGATAAAAGATTATACTGTTGCAGCCTGTAAAATGATGTTAGGCGAAGCGAGATCAAAATTTGCTACTATTGCTGGCCCACAAGGTGGTGGACAACTTAACGGTGATGCACTCAAAGCAGAAGCAGCAGCAGAGATGGAAAAATTAGAACAAGAAGTATCAACAGCAGTGTCTGGTGGCACTGGATATTACTTTACTATCGGATAAAAAACTCTTGACAAACAGTCCAGATCCTATTATAATATAAACAATATTGTAAAGGATCTCTTATGATTATAGGTATTTGCGGACTAATAGGTAGTGGTAAAGGCACGGTTGCCGATACACTGGTACAAGATTATGAATACACAAAAGCATCGTTTGCGGATAAACTTAAAGATGGTGTAGCAACTGTGTTTAGTTGGAATCGTGAGATGTTAGAAGGCGATACCGAAGAGTCTAGAGAATGGCGCGAAAAGAAAGACGAGTTTTGGTCTAAAGAAACTGGAAGAACTATTACTCCGAGACTAGTACTACAAGAATTTGGCACAGACTGTATGCGTAATGGTTTTGATGACAGTATATGGGTTAGTTTAGTAAAACAAGAATTAATAAAAAATCCTACAAAAAACTTTGTAATCCCAGATGTACGCTTTGAGAACGAAGCAAATATGATACAAAGTTTAGGTGGAAAAATCTGGCGTGTTAGAAGAGGTCCTGATCCTGTATGGTTTAGGATGTATGTTGATATTGGTGTTGAACCACAAGATGTTCACAAGTCAGAATGGGCTTGGGCTAATGTTTCATTTGACAAAGTTATAGATAATAATGGAACATTGTTAGAACTTAGAAGTCGGGTAAAAGGTCACCTTGCTTCCATTTAACACCTTCCTTTTGCATTATCCGTTGACAGTTAGCACACACAGTTTTTAAGTTACTCGGCCGACAATTGGTTAGATCTCCGTCTATATGGAATACATTAAATTGTTCTCTGTGTTTGCTAGTATAACTACATTTTTCACAGATATCTTTTTTCTCATATCCACTTAGCTTCCATTTAGGAATACCGTGACCGGTTCCGTTGCGTAAACAAGTTTCGCATTTCTTTCTATAATAAGTTTTGTCACCCTTGCGATAATTTATAGCCGCAGGACGCTGTCCGCACAAGCATAAAGGTCTCATATTGTATTTACCTCACCTTTTCGGTCCCTTTTCGACCTGGATTTTTACCACATTTTTAAAATTATATGCTAAATAATACTAACAACGAATGTCCACGATAGGAGAATAACAATGGCACTAGTATCACCCGGCGTACAGGTCAGCGTAATAGACGAAAGTTTCTATACCCCAGCTGAACCAGGTACAACACCAATGATTTTTGTTGCTTCGGCTTCAAATAAAACAAATGCTGCAGGAACAGGTACAGCACCTGGAACATTAGCAGCTAATGCAGGAACACCATACTTGCTTACATCTCAAAGAGATCTAGCAGATACATTTGGCGATCCGATTTTCAAAACAGATTCAAACAACAATGCAATACACGGCGGCGAGCTAAACGAATATGGTTTACAAGCGGCTTACTCATATCTAGGAGTAGCAAACAGAGCTTGGGTAGTTAGAGCAAATGTTGACCTAGCAGAACTAGATGCAACTTCAATTGCTCCTGCAGCTAATCCAGCAGACGGAACATATTGGTTAGATACATCAAACAGCTTGTGGGGTATACAAGAATGGAATGGTGCATCTGTATTAAACAGCGGTCAAGTCTTCACTAATAAAGTGCCTTATGTGATTACTGACTCAACAGAATTAACTAACACAGGTTCACTACTTACTAATGGTTATGCAGGTGAAATTCCGGTATCAAGTGTAGGTAGTGTTGGAACTTATGCAATCGTTGCAACAACAACATTGCTAAGAGTGTTTTATAGAAATAGTGCAGGTACTTGGGTACTTGTTGGTAGCGATCCGTGGACAAAGAGCTGGCCAACAATACAAGGTACTACTTCAAACCCAACTTTTGCAGGAACAGCAGCTATTATAATTAACGGAACTAGTGTAACAATTAATAGTTCAGATACAATAAGTGATGTTGTTAGCACAATACAAGGATTAAGTATTCCTGGAATTACAGCTGCAGCTGTTGACTTAAAATTAGAAATTTATAGTGACGGATCAAGCAGCGGAGCAGATGACAGTTCTTTGGGCGGTCCTATTGTAATTGCTGGAGACACTGATAGGCTTACAGAATTAGGAATTACAGCAGGTACATACTATCCACCAGCACTACAAATTGGTAAGCATACAAACATTCCAGAGTGGAAAAGTGGAGACACTATATCAAGACCATCTGGTAGTATTTGGTTAAAAACAACTACACCTAACTTAGGTGCAAACATTGTTGTTAAGAAGTGGAACAACAGCACAGAGCTTTGGGAAACTGTAAAAGCACCAATGTATAGTGATAATCAAACAGCATTATATGAATTAGATGCAACTAATGGTGGAACTAATCTACTAACAGGCGACCTTTATGCAGAAACTAATGTTGCTGGAGACGCACAACCACTTGCAACAATTAAACTACAGCGTAGAAGAGGCGTTGCTCCTACTACAATTACAGGTGGAAAAATTGTAATTGGTTCAATACCTTCGGGTTCAGCATCATTTACTGTACAAACTACAGACAATGGCAGTGCAGCTTTTGAAACAGCAGTGACAGTACAAGCAAACTATTCAGGCGCTGCAAGCGATGCTACAACAATGGCAGGCGCAATTAACGATGCAAACATTACTAATGTTACTGCAACAGTAAATGCACAAAACAAAGTTATTATCCAACATGCACTAGGTGGCGAAATCCGCTTTGTTGACACGGATGGCGCTTTACTTGCAGCTGGATTTACGCCATATGTAAGTCCAACAAGCGGTACACCAAATTTAATTTATGTACCAGGAACAACAAGTGCTACGAATCCTAAGCAATTCCAAGCAACACTTTGGTCACCAGTTAACGATCAAGGTAACGGATTCTTCACAGCAAGTGATAATCAAATTACTGCAACAACAGCAGATGGAAGACTTTGGTATAACTCAATTGTTGATGAAGTAGACATGCTAGTACACAACGGTAGCGAATGGGTAGGGTTACTATATGACGGAGCAAGCGGAGAAAGTTCTATAGCAAGTCCTTACTACGATGCAGACGATACAAAAACACCAGATCCAGAAGGACCACTTGTAGCTGCTACAACTCCAACAACACAAAGTGATGGAACAGCACTAGTAACAGGTGATCTTTGGATTGATACTTCGGACTTAGAAAACTATCCAAAACTTTATAAATTTAATGCAGCAAGAACTGATTTACCAATAGCTAACAGATGGTTCTTAGTAGACAGCGGCGACCAAACATCTGAAGAAGGAATTTTGTTTGCAGATGTTAGATATAACACAGCAGGTGCCAATAGTGCAACAGCAGGTGAAATTGCAGATCTACTAGCCAGCGATTATGTTGATCCTGATTGTCCAGATCCGGCACTATATCCAAAAGGTATGTTGTTATGGAATCTACGCAGAAGTGGATTTAATGTTAAGAAATATGTAAGAAATTACATTAATACTGCAACAGACAATGGTAGATACGGTGACGAGTCAATGGCAAGTTATCATGCTAACCGTTGGGTTACTGAATCAGGCAACCAAGAAAACGGTGCAGGTACATTTGGACGCAAAGCACAGCGTAAGGTAGTTGTACAAGCATTACAAGCACTAGTAAACAGTAATGAAGATATTAGAGATGATGAATCAAGACTGTTTAACTTAATGTCTTGCCCAGGTTATCCAGAATTAATTGGCGAAATGAAATCACTAAATTATGACAGAGGCTTAACAGCATTTGTATTAGGTGATTCACCATTCAGACTATCAAGTGATGCTACTTCAATTAATAACTGGGCTACAAA